GTAAGCGATAGCGGTGTTGTTAAATATAGAACTGGTGCACAAGTTAGAAGCGATATAGGTGCGGGAACAGGAAACGGAACTGTAACAAGTGTAGGTTTAACTATGCCTTCAGCCTTTACAGTATCAAGCTCTCCAGTAACTACTAGCGGTACTATAGCTGTAACAGGAGCTGGAACAACAAGTCAATATATTAGAGGAGATGGTTCTTTAGCAACATTTACTTCGGGCATGTCAAGCTGGAATTTAAGAGGAGATAGTGGCGGAACAGCATCTATAACAGACGGAGATACTGTAGATATTGAAGGAGGAGATGGAATTGATACTACACGAAGTAGCGATACTATTACAGTTGATGTTGATACTACTGTTGTAAGAACTACAGGCCCTCAAACAATAAATGGAACAAAAACTTTTGGTACTGTACCCGATGTAGGTACAAGAGGGTTGTCAGATAATACAACTTTTGCGGCATCTACAGCCTGGGTACAAAGTCAAAATTATGGAACAGTAAGTTCGGTTGCTCTGACCGAAACTGGTAGTGCTTTAACAATAACTGGTTCGCCAGTAACAACTTCAGGAACAATAAATATTGCTGGTGCTGGTACATCTTCTCAAGTAATATTAGGAAACCTAAGTTTAGCAACTTTACCTGTTGATGGTGTTACTTCAATAGCAACTAATGCACCAATAACTGGAGGTACAATAACAAGCACAGGAACTATTGGTATAACACAAGCAACAACATCTTCTAATGGATACTTAAGTTCTACTGACTGGAATACTTTCAATAACAAAGGTAGCGGATCAGTAACATCTGTAGCCACAGGAACAGGATTGACTGGTGGTACGATTACAACTTCTGGAACCATTTCAGTTGATTCTACAGTTGTATTGACAAATAACACTCAAACTATTTCAGGAGCAAAAACTATTTCTGACACTTTAACTATGAGTGCTGACATAGATTTTGAAAGCAGTAATGCCTCTATATTATTGGGAGCATCTAGCACTTTACAAGTTGATGGAGATTCTGGGGTTGGAGGATTTTTAAAGAGTGTTAGTGGGGGATTACAATGGACAACAATAACTCAAAATGCGGGTACTGTAACTTCTGTTTCAGCAGCAAACCCAACTACAGGTGGGGCAACAAATAATCCTCTATTTATTTCAGGTTCAACTACAGTAAATCCAACAGTAAATTTTAACAGAAATTTAGTTCAAGATTTACCAAATCTAATAACTACTGAAACTTCAAGTGCTGTAGGAGGAGGGGTTACAACAGGTACTTGGAACGCAAACACACAATTAGACAAAACATCAAATACTGATAATTCTTTTCAAGGAGAGGTAGTTTATTTTGGTAGTGTTTCTGGATCTACAGCTACGGGTAAATTATATGTTTTGACAACTCCAGATGGGGAATGGCAGGCAACTCTAGCAAATTCAGTAAGTAAAGTGGCTGGTTTATTAGGTATTGCACTCGGTACTTCAGGTTCAGATGGGTTTTTAACAAGAGGTATGTTTACCTTGAGCTACGTTTCAACTGGATCATCTGCTGGTAGCCCTCTATATTTAAGTAGCACAAGTAGTGGAACAGTAACACACGAACCCCCATCAGGTACTGGTAATTTTGTAAGAATTATAGGTACACAAATAGATGCTACTAATGGTCAAATATTTTTCCATCCAGACAATACATTTATAGAGCTATCATAATATGACTATCTCTAAACTAAACACCATATCTACTAGCTCAATTAGTAAGATTGACGATATTCAAATATCTACGATGGAAAAAATAAACTTAGTTGATTTACCTTCTGGGTTTAGTACAGATTTTTCTTTAGATTTGAATGGTAGCACTCAATATGTAAACTTAGGAGACTTGTCTTCAACAGCACTAGAACCAACACAATCTTCAATAAATACAAGCGGACTTTCGTTTACAGCGTGGATATACATTGATTCATTGTCAGGTGGTGAGGCTGTATATAATATTGGTAATTCAGGAACAAATAATTACGGTGGCTTTAAGGTTATTGTTAATGGTAATGGGGCATTAGTTCTTCATGTCATGGGTCTAAATCAAGGATTTTTTGGATCAGGCTCAAGCAATAGAAACACAACTAGAACAGCTAATTCAACTATAGCGGCAGGACAATGGTATCATATCGCTGCTGTAATTCCAGCAGGTAGTATGGGTACAACACAAAACAGAAACGCATGGTTATTTTATATAAATGGATCTGCTTATAGTGGTACATACACAAGGTCAGGTAACAATAACGTAACTCTTAATTATTTGGGAGACAGTAGTCTTGGTGCTTGGACAAGGTCTTCACCAGCAATAGGTAGTCCTTTTGATGGAGAGTTAAATAATCTAGCTGTATTCTCAACTGAATTAAACGCTACAAATATATCAGCAATATATAATTCAGGAACACCTATAGATTTAGGGACTGATGCAGGTGGGTATAATCAATCTGCAAACCTAACTGCATGGTGGAGGTTTAATGAGGGTACAGGTACATCTTATACTGATAGTTCAGGTAATGGATTTACGGGTACAGGAGTAGGATCTCCAACCTTTAGCACCAATGTTCCATAATAATAACATAAAAAAACTTTTGTATCTTTGTTAAATTAATAACTAAAATAAATAAAATCAAATGGAAGATAATATGAAAAAACTAACGGAAGAAGAATTAACATTACTTCAAGAGTTACAAGCAGAATTTAACACTCTAAAAATGAGTTTGGGTGATACTGTATTACAACAAAATCAACTAATGGAAAAAGTAGCAGAATGTAAGGGAAAGTTTGCTGCCGAAGAAGTTAAATTGATGGAAAAGTATGGTAAAAACGCAACGATTAATTTAGAAACAGGTGATGTTACAGAACCTGAAGAAGAAGCTGCTGACTTGAAAGTAGAAAAATAAAAATGCAACCCTATGGCTAAAATAAAAAATACTACTGCTTACCCAACGGTAACACCTGCTGCAAATGATTTAATTATTGGAACAGATGTTAGCGATAACAAAAAGACAGTAACATTTACAGTTAGCTCAATAGGGGGTGGTGCCGCAGTCAACCAAGATCTTAATTCTGTATTAGGGGTAGGAAATACATCTAACCTTAATATAGAATTAAATGGTAGTGCAGATGCTGGAGGATCAAGTATAAGTGCAAATGATATATTTCCTCAAACGATATCGGCTGGAGGTCTTGGATCACATGGAGCTGCTGGTCAAGTATTAAGTTCAACTGGAACTGGATTATCATGGATTAATGCACCAGGAACAAATCAATCATGGAATGATACATTAGCTGTTAGTCCAGTAGCCACAGCTAATCCAAATTTAACAGGTACATTTACAATAGCTACTGGCGGTGGTTTAGTAATTGAAGGAACGTCCACATTACAAGCATATGGAGTTGCAACATTTTTAGGAGAAGCTCGTTTAAGTGATGCTGTTGATTTAAATATAAGTCCTGTTTCAAGAATAGGTATTGATGATGGAACAGGCGTATATTTTTACGGATCAACAGGACAGTTTTTAAGAAGAACTGCAACTGGTTTAGAATGGTCTAGTGCTACAACACTTACAAATCCTACCTTACAACAAGTCGTAACCGCAGGTAATACATTATTAAATAGTAGCATTGTATTTACTGGAACAGGAGGTGTTAGTTTGGCTAGTACAAATGCTATTACTGGAACAGGTAATATTACTTTAACTGGTAACGGAGATACAGGAATTACATCCACACAGGGTATAGTAACTATCAATTCAGGTGTTTTAAATATAGCTGGTTTATATTCAGAGTTACAGCTTCAGGGCAATCCAGGAACTACAGGTCAGGTTTTAATATCACAAGGAGTAGGAGCTACGCCAATATGGGGAACAGCAGCAGGTACAAACCCAACCCTACAGCAAGTATTAGATACTGGTAACTCAGCTACTCAAAATATAATATTAACAGGTAACGTAAAAATATCTCAAGGAAGTTTACTAATAGACTCTACCTCTTTTATAGAACTAAATGCCGATAAAGGGCTTTTAGGGCAGGTTTTAGTTTCAGGAGGGCCATCAGGGCCACCTACATGGGCTGCGGCAGGAACGGGTACAGTAACGCAAGTTAATGTTACAGATACTACATATGTAGACATGTCAGTTGACAATTCAACCCCTGCTACACCATCAGTAAGTTCAGAACTTGTTACAACTGGTTCAGTAACAACAGGGCCAGGAGGGTTAACTAATGTTTTTTATGATGATGATACTACTGGAACAAACTATACTATAGCAAATAATTTAACTACAACAGCAACTGTAGGAAGTGGCTCTGGAATTATTGTAAATATAAATTCAACATCAGGGGGTAATGTAGTTTTATCTAATTTATCTTTTGTTTCTGGTGGTTCTGGTTATGCTTCTGGTGATAAGTTTAGAGTAAATCAAACAGGATCAGATAATAATTTAATAATTGAAGTTGATACTATAGCTAGCGGAACATATTATGACCAGACAGGAAAGTTTTCTTCTCCTCCTGGTAATGACTGGGATATAGCAGTTACCAATGTAGGTAACAGAATGATTATTACTAATTCAGATGGCACTCGTTCTAGCTCATTTACTATGGAAGGATCGGGTGGTGCTGTATTTAGTAATGCAGGAAGTAATACTATTGAATTAGGATTTACTGGCTCTGGAACTGGTACAGTTCAAAGTATTAGTTTAACAGATTCAACAGGAACGGCTGGAACACCTATAACATCAACAGGTACATTTACTTTTGCAGAACAAGCAGCAAGTGGTACATATTTAAGAACAACATCCGCAGTAACAGGAACATCAATAAAGCTATCTACTGAAACACCAACTATTCAGGTTGTAGCCACAAAAGGCGGTACATTATTAGACACAGCCTTAACAATTCAAAACTCAAACGGAACAACAAATAATTCTTTTGTGCTTGGAACAACTGCATCACCTTCTGTTGCTACAGCAGGACAGGTTCTTGCTTTTAATAGTGCAAGTGGAGGATACATGGAGTGGGTGAATCAAGCTGGTGGAGGTAACATGACATCTTGGAATATTAATGGAGATAGTGGAGGTGCTGGTACTGTATCTGATGGCGAAACAGTAACTATTGCTGGTGGAGCAGGTATTAGCTCAGTAAGCACGCCAGCAACTAGAACAATAACTCTTACCAATACAGGTGTTCTTCAGGTAAACTCTTTTGGGGGTAATATAACCTTAGATGGTAATGCAAATTCAACAGTAGGAAGTAAAGCGGCTCTTACATTAACAATAACTACGGCAGGTACTGGGTATGTTGCAAACAACTATTATCCAACAACCAAAGCTACTTCTTCAATAGGTACGGCTAGCGGTATTATAGTTAGAGTAACATCTGTAAATGGAACAGGAGGAATAACTGGTGTTCAAGTTTTTGGAGGTGGTAAGGATTGGACAATAGCAGACACTTTAACAGTTGATTATGGAACTTCTTCAGCTACATTAGCTGTAGCTTCTGTTGCGTCTGTTGGAACAGTAACTACAACAACATGGAGAGGTTTATCAGGAACAGATAAAACTACAGCTTTTGGTGCTACGGTAAAAACACTAGGTGTATTTGAAACGGAACTAGATATGTATTCTAGTAATCTTGTAGAATTATCTTCTGCTACTGCAACAGGACTAAGGTTTGGCGATTTTTCAACAGTATTTAATGACGATCAACAAATATATGCTCCAGCGAATATTGGAATAGCTTCCGAGACAAATTTTGCTAATATTAGGATAGGAGATAGAGCCCCTTTTGAAGCAGGGCTTCAAAATAATATTGCAATAGGAGATAGTGCATTATTTAGCACAGCAGCTACTGGTGCTACTGGAGATGGTAACATAGGTATAGGTCTAAGAGCCGATCAACAAAATAAAACAGGTAGTAAAAACGTAACAATAGGTACTAATGCAAGAAATGGTGCTTATCCTTTTGCTTCACCAGCAACATCTACAAATGCTAATACTAGCTGCGTAACTATAGGAGAGGGTGCAGGAGATAATTCTTATGGAGACTTTGAAATTTTCATTGGGTCTGTCGCAGGAGGAAACTGTATTAACCAAATTAATAATCCTAATGGTTCAGAAGCTATGCACAGAATTGCAATAGGTGCATTTGCGATGAATGGAGAAAATAGTGATATACTAAATTGCCATAGATATAATCTTAGATCAATAGCTATTGGAGCTAGGGCTAATATGTTCCCTGGTACATCTTTAAGCACTAATGAAGGAAGAGGAATTTACATAGGTTCCGATGCTGGTATGGGAAGTAATCTACCTGCTTTTCAATCTGCAAACAGATCAGATTACCATGTAGTTGTTGGTGCTGAGGCAATGATGGATGGTGCAGGCGGAAGACAAGGTCAAATAGCAATAGGATATCAGGCAAGTATTGGAGATCTAGCAACTAATATTGATACTTATAATACATCAACAAATGGTATTGCTATAGGTTATCAGGCTGAGGGGGCTCCAGCAGTATATAAAAACATAACAAGGTCTGGGGTATGTAATATTGCTATAGGTACATTAGCAGGAGGAACTTCAGGCGGAGTAATTCAAGGAGGTACAATCGCTATAGGTTCAAACGCTATGGCACAGGGTGCAAACTCAATAGCTATCGGTGTTAACTCTGACGCTTCATCAGGAGCTGGAGTAAATAATTCTATAGCAATAGGAGTGGGTGCTCAAGCAACATTTGCAAATTCTGTAGCAATAGGGCCAAATGCGTCAACAGCAGCAACTAATACTATTGCTTTTGGTTCTTCAACAGAAAATTTAGGCGTAGTTACAACGTCAGCATCAACACCATCAACTCATAAATGGCCAGTTAGAATAAATGGCGTAGACTACAATATATTATTGACAACCTAATTAAATTAAATGCGAGTAGAATTAAATGAAGAATCTATTAAAAATATTAACCGACTATTACAATCACTTCCAATAAGCACTCTAGCTATTGTTGAAGAAATTACTGCCGAGATTAATAAAGGATTAATAGAAGATAAAAAATAAAATAAAATGGATATAAGAAAAATCTCCATTGGATCTGATTATAAGTCAGGCTCAATGCACTATATAGTAAATCAACCCGTCTTAGGAGGTGATTATAAAATACATCTAATACAAGCTAACGAAAAAACACAATCATATAAACTCTGGGTAGAAAAAAACGATGAGATATTTATATGGAAAGAGTTTTTGTATACGCTTCCAATAACTTTAGAATATAATATAAACTTTTAATGAGGTCTATACATTCGTTTATTGTAGAGCCTGTTAATGAGAGGAGATATGATAATGTAAGAAAAATAGGTGGTATGGAATTTATTACTAGCGTATCTGAAGAAGACCATATGGCATCAAATAGATTTGCTATAGTCAAGGAACTACCCTTAAATTATAAAGGAGAAGTAAAAAAGGGAGACACCTTATTGGTTCATCATAACGTATTTAAGTTTTACAATGATATGTATGGTAGAAGAAAAAGTGGTAAGAGTTATTTTAAAGACAATTTATTTTTTGTAGATCCCGATCAGTTTTATTTATTTAAAAACGATAAAGGTTGGAAGTCACACGGCAAATATTGTTTTATAAAACCTTTACCTGCAAAAAAAGCCTTTATTGATAAAGGAGGTAAATACGAAAGGCTTCAGGGAACAGTTAAATATATTAATGATGAATTAATTAATTTAGGAGTTGCTGTTGGAGATAATGTTATATTTACTCCGCATAGTGAATATGAGTTTACAGTTGAAGATGAGTTATTATACAGAATGTTTACTAATAATATAACAACTATAATAGATGAATAAAGAATTAAGGTTTCAAATAATATCAGCAGGAGAAAAAGCTGTAAAACAATTAATTAAAGTTGCAAAAGAAGATATAATTAAATATGAAGCTGATGATGAACTAGCAGCAGACAGATTGAAAAATGCCGCAGCAACAAAAAAATTATGTATCATGGATGCTTTTGAAATATTGAAAAGAATTGAAGAAGAAAAAAATTTATTAGAGGGTAAGACTGTAGAAACAAAAACAACAACACCAAAAGGATTTGCTGAATCAAGATCAAAATAAAATATTTAGAGTTATAAAAAACTATATACCTAAAAGTGTAATGTCTAACAAAAATAGGGCAAGAACATGGCTATATGGGTATAATGAAAAATATGATGTAGTTATAATATCTAGGGACGGAACTTTAGGTGAAATTTATGAAATTAGCAATGTAAAAATAGGACTGCCAAAAACACCTAAAAAATTTGACAACGATAAAAATAAAAAAGAAGATCAAGTCTGGCAACCAAAACAATTACCTAAAGTTTTAAAAAGAATACAAACAATATTTCAATGGCACGAAGCACCACCAACATTTAAGGCTCAATGGGTAGATTACATTGAAGGCGAGTTTGATAAAAGAGAACAAGGCTATTGGTTTTTAAATAATGGAAAGCCAACTTACATAACTGGGACTCATTATATGTATTTGCAATGGACTAAAATTGATGTAGGTCATCCAGATTTTAGAGAAGCAAATAGAATATTTTATATTTTTTGGGAAGCGTGTAAAGCTGACAAAAGAAGTTTTGGTATGTGTTATTTAAAAATAAGACGTTCAGGATTTTCATTTATGAGTTCTTGTGAAGGTGTAAACCAGGCAACAATAACTAGAGATGCTCGTATAGGTATTTTGTCTAAAACTGGTGCAGATGCTAAAAAGATGTTTACTGACAAAGTAGTTCCTATATCCAATAATTACCCATTCTTTTTCAAACCTATTCAGGATGGTATGGATAAGCCAAAAACAGAATTAGCTTACAGAGTACCAGCATCTAAAATTACTAAAAAAAATATGTATGATATTGGTAATGAAGAACTTGACGGCTTAGATACTACTATTGATTGGAAAAATACTTCTGACAACTCTTATGATGGTGAGAAGCTACAATATTTGCTTCATGATGAAAGTGGTAAATGGGAAAAACCTGAAAACATTTTAAATAATTGGAGAGTAACAAAAACTTGTTTGAGGCTTGGTAGTAAGATTATTGGTAAGTGCATGATGGGTTCAACATCCAATTCACTAGACAAAGGTGGTTCTAATTTTAAAAAATTATTTGAAGATTCAGATAGTAAAAAAAGAAATTCTAATGGACAAACAAAATCTGGCTTATATAATTTATTTATACCTATGGAATGGAACTTTGAAGGATATATTGATAAATATGGTATGCCAGTTTTAAGAACTCCTGAAAAACCTATAGTCGGTATTGATGGTGAAGATATAACAACTGGTGCAATAAATTATTGGGAGAATGAAGTAGAGTCTTTAGCACAAGACCCTGATGCACTAAATGAATTTTACAGGCAATTTCCAAGATCAGAGTCTCACGCATTTAGAGATGAAAGCAAACAATCTTTATTTAATTTAACAAAAATATATCAACAAATTGATTATAATGATTCCTTAATTTTAGGTCAGCACACCACTAGAGGATCGTTCTCGTGGGCTAACGGAATCAAAGATTCAAAAGTAATTTTTAGCCCAAATAAAAGTGGTAGATTTTTAGTAACTTGGACTCCAGGAGCCCATCTACAAAATCGGGTAATAACTCGTAATGGAATTAAGTATCCAGGAAACGAACATCTTGGGTCTTTTGGATGTGACTCTTATGATATTTCAGGTGTAGTAGTCGGCAAAGGTTCTAATGGTGCCTTACATGGTATGACTAAGTTTAGTATGGAAGAAGCTCCGTCAAATCATTTCTTTTTAGAATATATAGCCAGACCACAAACAGCAGAAATATTTTTTGAAGAAGTTTTAATGGCATGCGTATTTTATGGTATGCCAATTTTATGTGAGAATAATAAACCAAGATTATTGTATCATTTGAAGAATAGAGGGTATAGAGGATTTAGCTTAAACCGACCAGATAAAACTTTTAATAAGTTATCTAAAACGGAGAGAGAATTAGGAGGCATACCTAATACTTCTGAAGACGTAAAGCAGTCTCATGCTTCAGCTATAGAATCTTACATAGAAAAATATATAGGATTAGATTTTTCAGGTACATACAGGGATGCAGATGATATGGGAGCTATGTATTTCCAACGTACTTTAGAAGACTGGGCAAAGTTTGATATTAGTAAAAGAACTAAGTTTGATGCGGCTATAAGTTCTGGTTTAGCTATTATGGCTAATCAGAAGCACTTATACACACCATCTAAACAAAAATCAAAAATAAGTATTAACTTTGCACGATATAACAACAAGAGTTCCCTAAGTCAAATAATAAGATAATGGATAACGTAACTATTGACATAAAATCAGCAACATTTCCTAACCAATTTGCTTCTGATTCAGAGAAGAAAACAAAAGAGTTTGGGTTGCAGGTAGGGCAAGCAATACAATATGAATGGTTTAGAAAAGAGGGGGCAGGTCAATGCAGGTTTTACAGTCAATGGTTGGAGTTTAATCGTTTACGATTATACGCTAGAGGTGAGCAGTCCATAGCAAAATATAAAAATGAATTAGCTGTTGATGGCGATTTATCTTATTTAAATTTAGACTGGACACCCGTACCAATAATCCCAAAGTTTGTAGATATAGTAGTAAACGGAATGAGTGATCGTTTATTTAAAGTTAAGGCTTATGCTCAAGACGCTATGTCTTCAGAAAGAAGAGGAGAGTATCAGCAAATGATTGAAACAAATGTTATAGCAAAACCTCTATTCAAACAAATAGAAAAAGACTTTGGAATGGATGTGTTTCAAGTTAATCCTGACGAGCTTCCTGAAAGTGATTTAGAAATGGAGCTTTATATGCAAATGAATTATAAGCCTGCCGTTGAAATAGCTAACGAAACAGCAATCAATACTTTACTAGAAGAAAACCATTATAATCAAACACGAAAAAGGTGTGATATGGATTTGATGACTTTAGGAATTTCTATGGTAAAACATGAGTTTCAACTTGGAGATGGTATAAAAGTCAAGTATGTTGATCCCGCCAATGTCGTTTACAGCTATACTGAAGATCCGTATTTTAAAGATTGTTTTTACTGGGGAGAAATCAAAACTATTCCAATTACTGAAGTATTAAAAATAAACCCAGACTTGACTCAAGCAGATATGGAAGAAATATCTAAATATAGTCAGTCTTGGTATGATTATTATAATGTAGCACAAATGTATGAGAATAGTATGTTCTATAGAGATACTTGCACATTATTATATTTTAATTACAAATCAACACAAAGTTTTGTTTATAAGAAAAAGCAAACTGCTGATGGTAATTTTACTGTAGTTCCAAAAGACGATCAGTTTAATCCACCTGAAGAAATGATGGAGGAAGGAAAGTTTGAGAAAGTTGAAAAAAGAATTGATGTATGGTATGAAGGTGTTATGGTTATGGGAACAAACATCTTACTAAAATGGGAAATGGCCAAAAATATGGTTAGACCAAACTCAGCTAGTCAGTATGCAATGCCAAATTATGTTGCTACTGCACCAAGAATGTATAAAGGCACTATTGAATCTTTAGTTAGACGTATGATTCCTTTTGCAGATTTAATTCAACTTACACATATGAAACTGCAACAAGTAATTCAAAGAGTTGTGCCTGATGGTGTATTTATAGATGCTGACGGAATGAACGAAGTTGATTTAGGAACAGGAAACGCATATGATCCTTCAGATGCACTAAGATTATATTTTCAAACAGGTAGTGTTGTAGGAAGAAGTTATACTCAAGATGGTGATTTTAATCAAGCTAGAGTTCCAATAACTCAGTTGACATCATCTAGTGGTTCACAAAAAATGCAGATGCTAATAGGTAATTACAATCATTATCTTAATATGATTAGGCAAGTAACAGGACTGAACGAAGCGAGAGATGGTTCAACTCCTGATCCTAATTCTTTAGTTGGGGTTCAAAAACTTGCTGCTCTAAATTCAAACACAGCAACAAGGCATATATTAGAGGGTAGCCTGTTCCTAACACAAACTTTAGCAGAAGCTCTTTCTATTAGAACTGCGGATGTTTTAGAATACTCAGACTTTTCCGATGAATTTGCAATGCAAATAGGTAAATATAATTTAGGACTACTTGATGATATTAAAAATTTATACTTATACGATTTTGGTATTTTTATTGAAATGAGCCCAGATGAAGAAGAAAAGGCACAGCTTGAACAAAATATCCAAATGGCATTATCCAAAGGTGGTATTGATTTAGAAGATGCTATTGATATTAGAGAAATCAAAAATATAAAAATGGCAAATCAGTTGTTAAAAGTAAAACGTAAACAAAGACAAGAACAGGAGCAAAAACAAAAAGCAACTGAAATGCAAATGCAACAGCAAAATAATATGCAGTCACAACAAGCTGCGGCACAAATTGCTATGCAAAAAATACAAATGGAAACACAATCTAAAATGCAAGTTAAGCAAGCTGAGATTGGTTTTGAAATAGAAAAACTTAAAAATGAAGCTGCATTAAAAGAACAGCTTATGATGACTGAGTTCCAGTTCCAAATGCAACTAAAAGGAAGAGAGGAGCAGGCTATTGACAGAAGAGAGCAAAACAGGGAAAAAGCAAAAGACAAAAGAATAAGCCAGCAATCAACTCAACAGTCACAACTTATAACTCAACGTAAGAACAATTTACCTCCTATATCCTTTGAATCAAACGAAGATAGTTTGGATGGTTTTGACTTGGCTGAGTTTGATCCACGATAGCCTAAATTTAGGTGGATTATAATTATTAACTTTGTAAAAATTTAAATTAAATAAAATGGAAATAAAAGTAAAAGAAGTAAATAAAGAAGAGAAATCAAGACAGCAAATTGAACAAGAACTTTTAGAGAAGCATGAAGAAAAGTTTGAGGATGTTCAAAATGTTGAACAAACGGAAAAGGTAGAAACTCCTGTGGCTGAAGAGTCAAAGCCAGAGGAAACAACAGAAGAGACTGTTGAAGACAAAACTCCCTCGTCAGAGTTAAATGACGAAGACGTTCTTACATATATTAAACAAAGGTATGATAAAGACATATCTTCTGTTGATGATTTGTTTGCACAAAAAGAAGCAAACGAAGAGTTACCAGATGATGTTTCAGCATATTTGAAGTATAAGAAAGAAACAGGCCGTGGAATTAATGACTTTTATAATTTACAAAAAGACTTTGATTCTATGGATTCTGATCAATTATTAGCTGAATATTATGGTGCGACTGAAGAAGGTTTAGACGCTATTGATATTAAGGATTTGATTGATGATAATTTTGGTTTTGACGAAGAAATAGACGAGCCAAAAGCTATCAAAAAATTAAAGCTAGCTAAAAAAAGAGAACTTGCGAAAGCAAAGAAATATTTCAACGATCAGAAAGATAAGTATAAAGTTCCTCTTGAGTCAAGTGGGGGTGGATTATCTGGAGAAGAAAAAGAAATGTTAACTGCTTATAAAAGTTACATTGATGAATCTAAAACTGTCAAAGAAGCTAATGCAAAAAGATATGATTATTTTCTCAAGAAAACTGATGAGGTTTTCAACAACGAATTCAAAGGTTTTGAGTTTAAAGTTGGAGAAAAGAATTTAACTTTTAAACCTGGAGAGGCTACAGAATTAAAAAATCTTCAATCCGATGTAAATACTTTTTTAAATAAGTACATGGATAAAGATGGATTAATGAAAGATGCTTCGGGATACCATAGAGCTTTATCTATGGCTATGAATCCAGAAAAGTTTGCTAAGTTTTTTTATGACCAAGGTGTTGCTGATACTGTAGAAGATGTTTCAAAAAAATCAAAAAACATTAATATGGATATCAGACAAGCTCAACAAAGTGTTACAAAAGACGGAAGAACTATAAGAGCAGTTAGATCTAATGATAGTGGTAGAGGACTCAAAATTAGAAGTATAAAACGAGTATAAACATTTAAAACAATTAAATTATGTCAGTACAAGCAGTACCTGGCTTTGACTTGCAGCCAAGTGCACAGCAAGTAGCCACTAGAACAAACTACATAACGGATTTTAATTTCTTAAGTCAGTATTTACCAGATACATATGAAAAGGAATTTGAGCGTTATGGAAATAGATCAGTTGCATCATTCTTAAGAATGGTAGGAGCTGAAATGCCAACTAACTCAGACTTGATTAAGTGGGCAGAACAAGGAAGATTACATAGTAAGTATACAGCAATGACAACTCCAGCAGCAGCAGGATCTGATACAGCAGTATGGACTATTCCTTTAGCACAAGTAAATCCAGCTTCACCTCCAGCATCTTCAGCACCAGCAAATGGTTTTGGAGCTATAAGACAAGGACAGACAGTTATGATTTCGCTTGATACAAATGGAACGACTTTATATAACAAAGCTATCGTAACAGTAGCACCTACAGCAGCAGCTCCAAACGTATTCACAGTTGGATACTATGAAGCTACAGGACAAGCATGGGCAGGAGCAGGAACAACTGCATCTATGTTCATCTATGGATCTGAATTTGCTAAAGGAACTGATGGTATGCAAGGTTCATTAGAGTCTCAAGATTTAATCTTTGACAACAAGCCAATAATCATCAAAGACAATTATACAGTTAATGGTTCTGATATGGCTCAAATCGGTTGGATTGAAGTTACAACTGAAAATGGAGCAAGCGGATACCTATGGTATTTAAAATCAGAGCATGAAACTAGAATGCGTTTTGAAGATTACTTAGAAACTGCAATGGTAGAAACTGTACCAGCAGATGCAGCTTCTGGAGCTGGAGATTTCATCCAAGATACAGGTGTTGGTTTATCAGTTGCAAACCAATCAGGATCTGATGGTATTTTCTGGGCAGTTGAAAACAGAGGAAACGTATGGAGTGGTGGTAACCCAGTTACTCTAGCAGGTTTTGACTCAGTTATTCAAAGACTAGATAAGCAAGGAGCTATTGAAGAAAATGTTCTTTTTGTAAATAGAAATTTCTCATTTGATATTGATGATATGTTAGCAGCACAAAACTCTTACGGAGCAGGTGGTACTTCATATGGATTATTTGATAATGATAAAGATATGGCATTAAACTTAGGTTTTACAGGATTCCGTAGAGGTTATGACTTCTACAAGTCTGACTGGAAATATCTAAATGACCCTGCAATGCGAGGTGATATAGAAGGTGGTAGAGTAAATGGGCTTATGGTTCCAGCAGGTTCTACTACAGTTTATGACCAAATCTTAGGAAAGAACGCAAAGAGACCATTCCTTCATGTTAGATACAGAGCTTCAGAAACTGAAGACAGACGTTACAAGACTTGGATTACAGGTTCGGCTGGAGCAGCAAGAACTGATACCAATGACAGTATGACTGTTAGTTTCTTATCTGAAAGAGCTGTATGTACTTTAGGAGCGAATAACTTCTTTATCTTTCAGCAGTAATTAGAAAGTAGTATTTAGAATAGAGGGGGTTTATCCCCCCTCTTTCTTTTAAATTAAATTAAAATTAAATAAAATGAAAAAACCAAAACCAATATTTGAAACAAAAGTCTATAGACTTGCAAGTAACAAAACGCCATTAGCGTTTATGTTATCCTCACGACACAACAGAAGATCCCCATTATTATATTTTGATGAAGAAACAGGCGTAAATAGACCTCTTCGTTATGCTAGAAATCAAAAGAGTCCTTTTGAAGATGAGCAAGACGGAAATGCTATTTTAGAGCCAATAGTATTTGAAGATGGTATGTTAGTAGTACCTAAAGAAAATCAAGTATTACAACAGTTTCTACATATACATCCAGGTAATGGAACAATTTTTTATGAAATAAATAAAAAGAAAGAAGCTAAAGAAGAGCTAGAATATGTTGAGGCTGAATTAGATGCACAAATTTTAGCAAGAAACTTAAGCCTAGATAAATTAGTTAGCGTATGTAGAGTTTTCTTAGGAGCGGCAGTAGATAATATGTCTACTCCTGAACTTAAAAGAGATGTTTTAATTTATGCAAAAAATCAACCTTTTGAATTTTTAGAAGTTCTTGATGATCCTATGTTAGATTTACAAGATAAAGTCTCGCAGTTTTTTTCTGAAGGATTGTTAGCTTTTAGAAACAATCAAAAAGATGTTTATTTTAACTTAAAGAAAAACAAAAGTAAAATTTTAACCATACCTTTTGGAGAAGATCCAAATTATATTGTTGCATCATATATGCAATCAGATGAAGGTATTGAAACTTTTAAGTTATTGAAAAACGCTCTAAAGAAAGACAAATAGATTAGGTATATTTGTAGCGAGAATAATCTCACATAACCCTTAAATTTTTTATTATGCAAAAGTATTTAAGTATTTTGGTTAAAAACGAGCAAAGACAAAAAGTTTTAATTAACGATATCGCTTTAGTAGAGCAAGCGTCTACATCTTTAGTAGAAATTCACTACACTTCAGGAAAAAAAGTGCAAGTTAATCACGATGTGATGGCTGCAAACAACGAAGAGGTAAGAGATGCTATTGAAGATGGAATGATTACAGCTTTACAAACTGGTTGGACTTCTCCGTCATTTAACCTTAGCCTACATGGTGTAAATAATGCGGCAGGAGATCCTGTAGAAGTAACTAGCCTAGCTTTCGCTTAGTAGTTATTAGCATATTTTAAAAGGGGTCACAAAAAAAGTGACCTCTTTTTTTTTGCTATATTTGTAAATATTTAAAATGTATTGTCTATGGCTATGATAAATAACGTAAGGAATACAGTATTGGCAATTATGAATAAAAATAATTACGGATACTTATCTCCTCAAGATTTCAATCTGTATGCACAACAAGCACAGATGGATATGTTTGAAGATTATTTTTATCAATATAATCAATATATAAACAGAGAAAATCTAAGACAGTCAGGGACAGGATATGCTGATATAGTAAAAGACTTAGAAGAGGTTATAGATTCATTTTCAGTTCAAGCATTTTTGTCAGGTGGTACGGCAAACACATGGAACTTACCTGCTGATTATTATCTAATAAATAAAATATTTTTTTACCAAAATCTTCTAACATCTGGAACTACAACGGCAGCAAATGCTGGTCAGCTTATAAATGCAAATTTAGCTGGACAGCCATCACCTCCTAGATTTGACACGGGAGTAACTGGATTTACTGTTTTTCCCGCAACAGGAAGTATAGTAGTAAACACAGACACATTAGCACAATCATTCGTTAACTCTGTAGCTAGTCAAACTACTCTTAATTTAGCAATAGATATCTTTCCTGCAATCGGCCAGGGCTACAGTATATTTGATGCAAATACAATAGTTGAGGTAGAAAGAGTAAGTCAAAACAAATTATTTTATTTGACTAGCTCAACTTTAACTGCTCCCTCTACTTTGTTTCCAGCATATGTTTTAGATGGAAACACAATAACAGTTTACCCTACGTCTATTCAAACTGAAGGCACAATTAAAACTCAATATATCAGATATCCAAAACCACCTAAGTGGACATTTAATTCTATTGTTGAAGGAGAACCTTTATTTAATGCAGCAGCAGCCGACTATCAAGATTTTGAATTACCATTATCAGACGAGCCTGCCTTAATTGCAAAAATCTGTCAATACGCAGGTGTGGAGATTAGAGAAAGTGAAGTTTATAACTTTGGATCAACCGAAGAAGTACAAGAAAACCAAATACAAGTATAACATATGGCATATATTACTGATTATCAATATTATGAAAATAACGGTGCATCACCAGTAGATAAAAATTGGGGTTCGTATCAGTATGTTAGTTTGGAAGACATAGTTTCAAACTTTATGCTTATTTATAATGGCAACAACGAAATATTAAATAATGTTGAGAGATATCAAGTTTTGTTTCATGCAAAAAGGGGTATACAAGAACTAAACTACGATGCTATGAAGGAAATAAAAATCCTTCAGTTAACTGTAGATTCTCAAATTAGATTTACCCTACCTCAAGATTATGTAAACTATGTTAGAATATCATATTATAGAGATGGCGTATTATTTCCTATGACTGAAAACATTCAGACAATGTGGAGTAGTGCGTACTTACAAGATAATAAAGCTAAAATATTATTTGATATAAATGGTAATGTTCTAAAACCTGAAAATTCTCAAGTAGATTTATCAAGGCAGGGAGATGGTATGGCAAAACTTTATTTGGGAGAAGGCCCTTTTCACAACTGCATGGGTCATTGTATTGATGGTTGTTGGTATTTTGAAAGACAGATAGGAGATAGATTTGGTTTGAACACAGAAACAGCAAATATAAATCCTGTTTTTACCATAAACAAACAAGAGGGAGCAATATATTTTAGTTCAGATATGAGCGGTAAGTCTGTAGTGCTAGAATATGTTTCTGATGGAATGAAAAATGGAGACAATTCTCAAATTAATGTAAACAAATTATTTGAAGAATTTATATACGCATACATAAGATATTCACTACTTAACAGTAAGTACGGAGTGCAAGAGTATATTGTTAATAGAGCAAGAAAAGAAAAGTCTTCTTTATTAAGAAATGCTAAATTAAGATTAAGTAATATGCACCCAGGTAGATTGCTGATGAATATGAGAGGTCAGAGTAAATGGATAAAGTAGTATGGATATTAACACTAATTTTATAGCAGGTAAAATGAATAAAAGCGTTGATGAACGCTTGGTACCTGTAGGACAATACATAGACGCACTTAACGTAAGACTCGGATCAACAGAAAATACTGATATTGGTGCTGTTGAAAATTCTAAGGGAAACACCATACTTACTGATATATCTCATGAGGGAGTAAGATTATCTGCAAACGCAAAATGTATAGGGGCGTTTGAGGATGGTGTAAAAGAAAATATTTATTGGTTTGTTCATGATCCTAGCTCGGCTATGTCAGCAACCACAAAAGTGGATATGATACTATCTTTTAATACCACTTCTCAAGCAACAACTTATCATGTTATTAGTGAATCAGTTTTAAACTTTAATCCGCAGTTTTTAATTACAGGTGTAAATTTACTTGATGATTTATTGTTTTTTACAGATGATTTTAATCCTCCTAGAAAAATAAATATAAACAGAAACTACCCTGAACCTAATGTTTCAGGAGACCAAATAACAGCCGAAGAATTAAATGTTATTGTAAAGCCACCTGGGTTTAGTTCATACACAACTTCTTTAGGTGTTACTGAATATGAATTAGCCGCACCTTTATTAGCCCTGTCTAATGTGGCAGGTGAAGAAAATTATTTAAAAGATAAATTTATTTGTTTTGCATATAGATATCAATATAAAGACAATGAATATAGTGCAACATCATTATTTACAAGACCAGCTTTTCAACCTGGACTTTTTTCTTTTGAATTTGGTAATTACTACAATGCAGGAATGGAAAATAGTTTTAATTCTGTTGATCTTACTTTTAATACAGGTGGAGAATTAGTTATTGCAATAGAATTGTTATTTAAAGAATCTTCAAAAAATACTATTAATGTTATAGAAAGGTTTGACAAAGCTGATTTAGGGTGGTCAGATAATGAACTACAAACTTTCAGGTTTACTAACTCTAAAATATATACAGTTTTAGGAAGTGATGAATTGTTAAGGCTATATGATAATGTACCAAGATTTGCTAAGGCTCAAACAATTATGGGCAATCGTCTTATATATGGTAATTATGTTGAACAATATAATATAGAAACGGCTGATGGGCAACAAATACCTATAGATTACGAGGTTTTTCCAGTATCAGATAGAATTGTTAACTCCGCAGTATTTCCAAATACTACATTTGGTTTACAAAGAGGTGCATTTAATTATATAAACCCAGCAATTCCTTTTGGAGACGTTGCTGGATTT